TTTTACAACAGGTCCTTTTTTACCAGAATGTAATTTTCCAGATTTAAATTCTTTCATAACTTTTTCAACTTTACCACCTTTTGCCATTTTTTCTTTTACCATTTTACCGGATTTAATTTCTTTAAAACCTTTTTTTTCCATTCTAGTTTCTTTAGATTCCATTTTCATAGATTCCATACCTTCGTGAACTTTAGATTCATCCATAGCTTTACCCCCATGTTTTAAAAAAGCTCTACCTTTTCCTCTTAAAGAAATATCACCCATTATTTTTTACCTTTTTTCATAGCAGAGTTTTTCATTTTTTTTCCGTTTGGCATTTTATGCATACCATCTTTAACTTTACCACCATGTTTAATAGCTCCTCTACCTTTTAAAATATCTTTAAAAGTTACTTCTCCATCACCTGTTAAATCTGGAAATCCTTTTCCACCTTTTTTAGCTTTACCACCCATTGCAAATCCTGGTCTTGGTCTTATTTTATAATCGTTTCTCATTTTTATTCCTTTGTTATTGTTTTGTTTGCCATCGTTCGTGCGATAGATTCACTTGATCGTCCTACTACATATCCCCCAAGGCCAATTTGCAATAAAGTCCAAACGTCTCCTGGAAGTTCAAATGTAATAACCGTTCCTATCATTAATTTTATAACAGGTCCAAGAATATAGTTCCAGACCAATATAAATATTAATACGTACATTAAAAGTGGTCTCCAACTTGCTGTAAACCAACCTGCTTTTGCTTCTGCTTCAACTATAGAAGCTGCCGCTTTTAATTCTTCTGTACTAGATTGTAATAATTGTTGATTAAGTTGTGCTTTTAATTTCTCTTGAAGATCTTTGTCAGGAACTGCTTTTTCAATTGTGCTAAATAAGATTTTAGCTAATGGAGCAATTGCACCTAACATGGGAAGCATTGCTTAATACCACTTAGCTGATCTTTTTTTCTCTGGAAGTATATTTCCTTGGCCTTGAACTACCTCAATTTGAGTTTCTTGAGGGTTTGACATTTCAATGTCAACTCCACCAACTAAATATCCATCTTTACCGGTAAATTTAGAATGATCTACTTCTTTAGATTGACCAATTTTTTTATTTTTGTTTTTCATGTTATTAATATACCTTATTTTTTGTATCTTTCACTATCTTTTTTTAGTTGAGCAGCCAAAATAGTCTTTTCTAGCGATGTATTAGCTCTTAATTTAGCTAATTGTTCATTTTGTTGTAGTTTTTGACTATCTGTTGATTGATTCATCATAGTTTTCATCTTGTCAAGATTTATTCGTTCCTGATTATCTTGTTTTTTAGCATCATTTTCTTGTGCTCTCAGATCTAACTCTCTTGATCTTAACATTGCAATCGGATCATTATCGATAACTGACATAATTTTATTTTCTTCTGCCATAAATTCTTCCATTGCATCAGCAATGATCTTAGCTTTTCTAGCTTCAATCTGTTGTTGCATGTTTTGTAGTTGACCTTGCATTTGTGGGTTCTGTTGCATTTGAGGATTTTGACTCATTTGAGCTACTTGAGCAATTTCATCTCTAAATTCCATTTCAACTTGTTCTTGACCCATCAAAGATATGTGTTCAAAAATATTTTTTTCTAATGAAGCCATAACAACAGGTGCATTTTTTGCAATGTTAGTAGACATAAAACTTAAATGAGAAGTTATATGTGATCTATGATCTTGTCCCGGAAATGCTTGGAACGGTTTCCCTGCAAGAGCATCTATATGTTCTAGTGCAGGGTCCTTTGGTGTGGGTTGATCTGGTTTATTTAAAATTTTTTCTATATCTTTAACTCCTAATGCTGAATACATATTTCTGTAAACTTCATACATGTTATGTATTTGAGGATTAGACATTGCAAGTTGTAATTCTGTTTGTGCAATAGATATTCTTTGTGTTTGTGAAAATATATTTGGATCTGCAACTGGAATAATATCTACTTTATCATCAAAATCTGTTTGTTTAATATTTCTTTGTCCACCTACAACATCGTATGGATATTCAGGTGGTAAATATGTAGAGAATACTTTTGCTAGTAATTTAAATTCTTGTTTCATTGATGCGTATATTCTTTTATGAATCGCAGACATCACGCGCGAGCCTCTTTCCAGCAAAGCCACGGTCGTCCCCACTGCTGCTTGCTGATTCCCATCCCCTACTTGCATGTCCGCTATCGAAGCAAAGCGCTGACCTGCTTGAACCACGACCCCCATAAGAGCTAATAAAGTTTGCGAAGGTTCTTTGTATGGTAAAGTCATAAATGCATCTTTAAGGTTTCCCCCTGGAGCATCTACGTCTCTCCATTCACCTGGTTGAATAGATTGAGCATCGTCTCTAATTCTAATTCCTCTTTGTTTAAATCCTGCTGGTAAATTAGATAATGTTCCTGCGTCTAATAACTGTCTTAATGCTTGTGTTGCAGTACGTGATAATCCACCAATCATTTGAATTAAACCAAATCCATAAAAACCAAGACCTGGTAAAAATTTATAGTGTACAAAATATTGTACTTTTTGTTTTTTAGGATCTGCTTCAGAATAATTACGTCTTATAGATAAAACTTCTCTAGATCCTTCTTCAATTGTAACAATGTAAGGAAGTTTGATTCCTGTGGGCTCACCAGAAGCATCTTTATCTTCAAAACCTTCTAAATCTAAATTAACATGACATTCTAATAATGTAAAAATTTCTTCAGGATTTCCTTTATTAACTCCTTCAAGACTTCTTTCCTTATCTTTAATACTATCTGCATTTGTAGACTCATCTGATGGTATTAAATCTATATCTCTATAAAATCCTGATACTTGTTGTTTTCTTAAATCATTTGCAGAAATTTTAAGTACGTGAATAATTGCTTCTGCATCATCTAATGAGGTTGCTGAATAAGGTACTACTAAATCTTGTGCTTGAACAAATTGTGATACTGCTCTTCCTAATGTTTCATCATAATAAACTTTTTTAAATGTAGATCCTGATAATGGTAAATAAAATAACATCTGATCAAACTCAGGTTCATACTCTTGCATGACATCCATAATTTGATAATTCATAAATTCTGAAACTCTATCTGCTTGGTCTTGAATTTCTGGTGTATCTAATCCAACAACTTGAGTTCGCACTGGCCCGCCCGCGGGAAGCAATTCTTTATAAGCTTGTGCTTGAAATTGTGTAACGGCTTCTGCAAGTACGGGGTGAGTTGCACCTGATGCACCTTGAAACGGTTCTGTACGTTGCTCGTATTTAAATCCTAATAAATCTAAACCTTGAACATATGCTTGTTCCCAATCTTGTCTTGAACTTTTGTAATCTTCATAATCTTGAGAAAGATCTGATCCTAATACTCCAAGTTCTTGTTCATCAAGAACTTCTGCAATATTTGAATTAAATGCTACATTTGTATTTAAATCTTTTGTCGGATCAAAATTTATATCAACACTACCATCATCATTTTCAGTTACTTCTGTAGGTGATGTTGGCATTACCTCAGTTTCACTTAAAGTAATTTCTGTCTCCTGTTCAGGAGTCAAAGGATTACTTATTGTTGGAATTGGTTTTTCTATTTCTGCCATTTGTAATTTTCTCCGATTTAACTGTTGTAACAGTATTATAGTTAATATTCAAGCCCTGTGGGTTTGGACCTCTTTTAGGAGGTACTGTTAATGTTAGTCTTTTTATTTTAATATCCATAGGGTGAAGTTTCATCAATAAAATCAATTGGGGCATCTTCCATTTGTTCTCTCCTAGCTTGTTTAGCTGCTATAATTTTTCTGTTTTTAATATCACCTGTTGCAAATCTTTCAGCGGCTTCTACATCACCAAATATTGTATTTTTTCCTGGTATTTTTCTCATTTCACTCATTTCAACATCTACATCATCTGGTCCATTTGCAAAATATCTAGGTTCTTTTTCAAGAACTTTAAATTCAGCGGGCTCTATTTTTACACCATCGTAATATTTAAGTTCCATTTTAGGTCTATAATAAAGTGTTACTGGTGTACTTGATCCTTCTTGATTTCTTGGAGAATGAATATCAACTGCAATTCTTCCATCTGGGTATTCTCTTAAAAGAAATGCTGTGTCTCCATCTACATGACGCGTTACTTTTTCCACACTTTTTGGCAATCCTCCATATCCTTTTGCTTCATGTTTATAAGATGCTTCCATTATTATTTCTTTTTCTTCAAATGGTTTTCCTTGTACTTTTATTTTTTCAACAAGATCTGGAAACCAAGGATACATTCCTTCTGCTTTTTCAAATTTTATTTTAGATGCAAGTTTACCAGCTTGACCTGTTCCTTTTATAGCTTTTATTAATTCAGGTGCAGCTGCTGCTCCTGTTAATAATCCTAAAAATCCTCGTCTTCCTATTTTTGGTCCGCTACCGTCACCTAGTTCAATTCTTCCACCATCTGCGGCTCC